ACAACAACGCCCTTATCCCGGTGGACAAGTGGGCGGCGTTCGGTGAGAAGGGTGGCCTCAAGGGCAGCATTGACCTTCTGCCGCTCGACACCATCGCCCAAGCCCTCGTTCAATGCTATCAGGCGCGTACCGACATCAAGGGCCAGATATACGAAATCACGGGCATCGCGGACATCATCCGTGGGCAGTCTGCCCCCTCGGAGACGGCGACGGCGCAGCAAATCAAGGGCCAGTACGCGGGCCTGCGTCTGCGCTCCATGCAGGAGGATGTCGCGCTCTTTGCAACGGAACTTATCCGACTCAAGGCGCAGGTCATGTGTACGCGGTATCAGCCGCAGACCATCCTTGCCTACGCCGCCGCCGAGCAGATGTCGGACGCGGACAAGCAACTTATCCCGCAAGCCTTGCAACTCATCCGTGACAAGCCCCTGCGGAACTTCCGCATCGACATCGCCGCCGATAGCCTTGTGCAGATTGACGAGGCGCAGGAGAAGCAGGACAGGATGCAGTTCTTGCAAGCCTTCGGCGGGTTCTTGCAGCAGGCGTTGCCCGTGGGCCAAGCCTCGCCGGAACTTGTCCCGGTGATGATGGACTTGCTCAAGTATGGGGTGCAGGCGTTCAAGGCTGCGCGTCCGCTAGAGGGGACGATTGACGCTGCCGTTGAGCAGTTGAAGGTAGCGGCGGGTCAGCCGCGTGAGAACCCCGAAATGCAACGGGCGCAGATGGTGGCGCAGGCCGAGCAGGCAAAGGCGCAGATGTCGATGCAGATTGAGCAGGCCAAGTTGCAGCAGTCCGCGCAGATTGAGTCGCTCAAGGCGCAGAACGACCAGCAATTGGAACAGATGCGACAGCAGTTCGAGGCGCAGATTGCACAGCAGAAAATCGCCGCCGAGCAGCAGATGGCGAAGTACAAGGCCGACTTGGACGCTGCCACAAAGGTCATGGTTGCCCGCATCGCCGCCAACCCCGGCCTCGACATCCCCGCATTGGAGCAGCAGCAAGCCGTCACCGAGCGCGTCATGCAGGACATGGGCGGCGAGGTGAGACAGGCCATGCAGAACCTCGTTGCGCTCTACGGTCAGATGGCCTCGTCCAACGACGAGAACATGAGGGGCGTGCGTTCTGCCCTTGCCACGCTGACGGCTCCGAAGCGCATCGTGCGCGGCCCTGACGGTCGTGCGGTGGGCGTAGAGGCGGTGCAGCAGACCCTTGAACTGGAGCCGCGTTTGCAATGATTACGACCACCAAAGGGCTGATGGACGAAACGCTCTTGGAGAAGCGCGAGGGCGTGGTGGACAACGAACACGAACACACCCGCTGGGTGGAATACTGGCATGAGGGCGAGTTGGTGCATCGGTCTGTCCATGTTCACCTCAAGCAAGTCCCGGCCCTCTTTGGCGAAACGGAGAAATTCTGATGCCTAACTCGCAGGCGATGTGTACCTCGTTCAAGGTGGAACTGCTCGGCGGTGTCCACGCCATCGGCACGCCCCCGACGCGCGCGACGACCGCGAAGGATTCGTTCAAGGCTGCGCTGTATGAGGCAACCGCCAGCCTCGGGGCGGCTACGACCGCGTATAACGCCTCTGGAGAGGTGTCAGGCGCGGGGTACAGCGCGGGTGGCATCGCGGTCACAAACGCCATATCGCCGTCCTCAAGCGGAACCACGGCGTATTGGACGCCCTCTGCCTCGTTCACCTACTCGGGGGTGACCCTGACGACGGCGTTTGATGCGGTTTTGGTCTACAACAGCACGCAGAGCAACAAGGCGGTCGCGGTTTACACCTTCGGGTCGCAGACGGTGACGGCGGGCAACTTCATTTTGACGATGCCGACCAACGACTCGTCCACCGCGCTGCTGCGGATTGTGTGATGAGCCGTGGCGAAGGGGCCGTGGAACACAGGTACATGGGATGACGCGCAATGGGACAGTCTCCCGGTCACGGGTGTCACCGCAACGGGCGGTGTCGGTGACCTCGACAACGAGCAAAGCGTCACGCTCTCGGGCAATAGCGCAGAGGGCGCGACAGGAAGCCTCGGAGCAAGCCTTACGGCGAGCCTTACAGGTGTCAGCGCAACCGGAGTCGTCGGAGACGAAACCGATTCGGTCGAGGTTGCCCTTTCCGGTGTGGGAGCATCTGGTGCAACAGGTGCTGTCGGCCTTCAAGGAGAGGCTGCGCTTACCGGGGTGGAAGCGACCGGAACCACCGGAACCCTCACAGCCTCTGTCACCCCCATCGTCATCCTTGACGACTCCCACGAAGGCGACAAAACGCGCAAGGAGCGGTGGGAAGCGGAGCAAGCAAAGCGCGAAAGGCGCAAGCAAGAGTTAATCGCGGTTTACGAACAACTGCACGAAGCACGACCGGAGATTGCCGAAAGGATTGTTGAACCGCATTTAACTGTTAACATCGCACAACCCACAATTAATTGGGACGCGCTGTTAACGGACATTGACAGGGTAGAGAGACTGATGCGGGAGCATCAGGAGATGGACGACGAGGAAGTGTTGTTGTTGCTATGAAGCGGACTTATGTGATGGTAGACGGCGAGTTTGTGGAGCGCACGCGTGACAAACGCGGGCGGTATCACTATGTCGTGCCTGACATTGCGCCGTACAAGTCGATGATTGACGGGCGCATGATTACCTCTCGCTCGCAGCATCGCCGTCACCTCAAGGCCAACGGCTGCATTGAGGTCGGCAACGAAGACCCGACCAAGTTCGTGAGCAAGCCCAAGCCGAAAAACAGCCGAGTAGATGTGTTGCGCCACCAGTTGGCGAACATGACGCACTCGGATGCCAACAAGTTGTTGTCGCGGTTGCGCGATGAAATCCGATTTACCCACGACCCCCACAGGAGACGGTAATGGAACAAGCCCCACAGGCAGAGACGCTCGACCGCAAGGAGTTGCTTGAACAGCAATTTGAGCAGGCCGACGAAACCCCCACACAAGAACGCGACGAGCAAGGTCGGTTCGCGCAGCGTCAAGAAACGCCGCCCGCTGAACCCGTTGAAGAACCCGTGTGGCGCAAGCCGCCCGCCTCGTGGAAGAAGGAATACCACGAGTATTGGGCGAAGGCCGACCCGAAAATCCAAGAGTACGCATGGCAGCGCGAAGAACAGATGAAGCGCGGCGTAGAGCCGCTGCTCTCAAAGGCGCAGTTTGCCGATGCGATGAATCAGGCGTTGGAGCCGTATTTGCCGACGATACAGGGGCTGGGCTTGAAGCCCGAGCAGGCGGTCGCCGCGCTCGCGCAGGCCGATTACACGCTGCGTACCAGCCCCCCGGCGCAGAGGATGCAGTATCTGGCGCAGTTGGCTGCGTCTTACGGCATCAACCTTAACCAGATGATGCAGGGTGGTCAGCAGACCGCCCAACCGTCCATCGACCCGATGGTGTATCAGTTGCAGAACGAACTGAACACCGTCCGTGGTGAGGTCATGGGATGGAAGCAACAGCAGGAGATGGCTGAAAACCAGAACCTGCTGAACGAAATCAACAGTTTTTCGATGAAAGCCGAGTACTTTGAGGAAGCGCGTCCGACGATGATTCAGTTGCTCCAATCTGGGGTATCTGAAACGCTGGAGGACGCTTACGAAAAAGCGATTCGGCTTGATTCGGAGTTGTTCGACAAGGTGCAGTCGGCCCGACAGGCAGAGACTGTACAGCGTCAGGCAACAGAGAAGAACCGGGCAGCGAAAGCCGCCCGAGCAGCAGCGGTCAGCGTCAGAGGTTCCACACCCGGAACCAACACGGCTCCCAAAGCGCATAGTCGCCGCGCAATGCTGGAGGAAGCGTTTGAAGAATCCAGTTCGCGGTTGTAACCAACTGATAAGGAGTTAATCAAATGGCTTTTGCCAATTCCTCTATCAGCGACATCATCGCTACCAACATCCAGAGCCGTAGCGGTGAACTCGCTGACAATGTGACGAACAACAATGCGTTGCTTCGTCGGCTGAAGGAGCGCGGGAATGTCAAGACATTCTCGGGCGGTAATGTGATTTTGCAAGAAATCATGTACAACGATGCGACCACGAACAACACCAACTCGTACTCCGGTTACGAGGTGTTGAATGTCGGTCAGAACTCGCCCATCTCGGCGGCGCAGTTCAGCATCACGCAGTACGCGTCTGCTGTGTCCATCTCGGGTCTGGAGATGATTCAGAACTCGGGTAAGGAAGCCATCATCGACCTGCTCGACGGTCGTATGGAGGTTGCCGAGGCGCAACTGGCGAACCGCATCAGCGGTGACCTGTACGGCGATGGCACGGGCAACGCGGGCAAGAACCTGACGGGTCTTGCTGCCGCTGTGCCGGACAGCCCCTCGACTGGCACTTACGGCGGCATCAACCGTCAGGTGTGGTCGTTCTGGCGTTCGGTGGCCTACTCGGCAACGGGCGACGGCACGGGTGCTGTCACCAGCAGCAACATTCAAGGCTACATGGATGCGGTTGCGGTGCAGTTGATTCGTGGCACGGACAAGCCCGACCTCATCGTTGCGGACAACAATTACTACAAGTTCTACCTCCAGAGCCTCCAAGCCATCCAGCGCATCACGGACTCCGGTTCGGGCATGGCTGGTGCTGGCTTCGCCTCGCTGAAGTACTTCGGCGCGGGCATGGCCTCGGATGTGGTGCTTGATGGTGGTATTGGTTCGTCGTCGTACAACAGCGGCACGGGCAATGCCAACCATATGTGGTTCCTCAACACCAAGTACCTGATGTTCCGCCCCCACAAGGACAGAAACTTTGTCCCGATTGGCGGCGACCGTCAGGCTGT